GATAGGAGTATTTCACTCATCGTCTTCTCTTTCCATTTTCCGCACGAGGTCGGTTATATAACTATGAGCCAGAGATAAACCTCGGATCTCTCCGGTCATAGACTTGTACTCAGCAAAATCTTTTGCCGAGCCATCGACGAGAGAAAGAGCCACTGACTCTCTCTTCTCTTCGATTTCTTTTAGCACCAAGGAAAGCGCATTGGTTGCCATTTAAACCTCACTGTCGTCGTTGGGGTGGAGGAGACTTGACCTGTTTGGTCATGTGCTTGAGCATGTCAGACTTGAGCTTTTTGTCGTTCTGACGATCTTGCATGTTGAGACGGGCTGCCTCTTTCTGAGCATCGATAGCAAGGCGCTCCTGTTCAAGCTGAAGCTTCTGCATGGCGATTTCATAATCGCGCTTGGAATCTTCATCTTTACGCTGGAGTTCTTGTGACCGAAGTTGTAGTTCTGCCTGCTTCATTTGAAGGGCAGGATCTTGTGATGCTTGCTGGGCCTGCTGTTGCTGGGCTTTGGCAACATTTGTTTGTAAAAGCTGTTGAGAAGCTTGTGCCACCAGCCTGGAGATTTGGACCTCTGTTTGTTCAGGCAGTTCTGCATCCGGCGGGGTAAGTTCGACACCAAGCTGCTCTTGCACCTTTGCCCGGTATGAAAACGCCAAATGCTCGGCAATATGGGACATGATTGCGCCCTGGACCTGCTGGGCCATCGGGGTTTGTCCAATCATTGCCATGATGCTGGGGTCTTGCATCATTGCCATGTGGGTTGCAATGTGGGCGTCATGGTCCTGATAAATGAATGCCTGAGTTGGTTTTCCTGTCAGGAAACTCATGTTTTCGCTGATTGGATCCCTGGGTTTCTGGTCCTCATCTAGCGGTACAAGCTTTTCTGCGTTCTTGATGCCAAGAACCTCAAGCATCTGCCTATGGAGTTGTGGCAGGTCATAGATCTGAGGTGCGCCCTGGGCAAGCTGTAGGGCTGCCTGATACTGCATGATCCGCTGCGCCATCGTGGCTGCGTTTGGATCACTAACCGGGATAACCTCCACCATGTCGTAGTCAGCCTGCTTTGCGGCGCGGTCTCCTCCTTCAGGGATGTAGGAATAGTCCGGCGGCATATAGTCCCGGATGATCTGCTTAATCAGTTTAAATTCCATCCGCAGGGCAGAATGCACACGAGCCTGCACAGCAGACATCGTTTTAAGCTGCCTCTCAAGGATGGCTAGGGTTGTGCCCACAGGGGCCTGGGCGCTCATGTCGCTGATCTTCAGATCTGCGATGCCCGCAAGCCTCCGTCCATCTTCGGTAATCCTGTCTAGCAGGGTGGCAAGAACTTGACTTGGCTCCTTGTACGGAAGAGGCATGATGTTGTCACGCACACTTCCAGAAGGCACATCTACGTCACGGAACTCGCCAGGGGCGATGGGCGTGTCATCACCCTTAATCCGAAGTCCACGGCTCTTCAGTCCACCGGGGAGGTTGGACAGGGTTCCTGCGTCAACAAGCTGCCTGATGATAGAGGTTCCGGCCCGAGCATATCCGCCGATGATATGGATGTAGCCTAGACCATATGCCCCAAATCCAGGGATGTAGGTGTACTGGACAAAGTGTTGGCGCTTTAAACAACGCTTGTCATCCTCATTCCAGTTCCGGCGAATAGCCAGGACTTTGGTGGTTCCACGGTCAATGGTGATGATGTAGGGCTTGGCAACCTCATCATCTTCGCCCTCAAGGTTCCAGTCCACATGGATCTCAAGAAGCTGGTAACGGTCATCATCCGTCAGGGTATACCCTTGTTCTTCAGCTTTTTTCTTCTCAATGTCTGTAAAGATCCTTACCGGCTCACCCAGATCTACGTCTACATAGAAGCCTTCTGCCTGAAGTTTACGGATGTCGTTCTTCGTCTTACGCATTACATGAGTAACGCGCTCAGCCGTGTAAATGTTGCTAGCCCCGTAGGGCATGATCATGTCTTCGGCGGGTATAAACGGGGCAGCCTGACGCCCGATTGATGGGTCGTAGTAGATCTTTTTAAACGCTGCACCGGACAGGCCCAGGGCATAAAGGAGACGCTCATGTTCAGGGCGGTACTCCACCATCTCTTCTGTCAGGCGGTAGTTCATGTCATCACGAACGCGCTCAGAAGCTTCGGTGTTGAGCTTTGTCACCTCACCAATGATCTGGGTTTTAACCGGACCCTGGGCGGGGAAGGTCTCAGTGATCATCTCCGACTGAAACCTGATTGCAGCTTCAGTCAAAATTGGGCTGTAAACGCCACATGCCCCTAGCCAGGGTTCTGCCCTCTCTTCATACTTCATTCCCAGGACTTCCAAGCCTTTGACAAACATGTCAGACCAGTCCTTGCGGGAGTTAATGTCTGCATCTACAAGCCCAATTAGCTCTGATGCAAGGTTTGCAAGCTCTCCATCATCCATATCTTCGGCCAGATTGGCATCAAACTCCTCAGAAATCTCTGAAGAGGTCTCCAAATCAAGCTCAAAGCCGTCGATTCCGACCTTTACGGACTCGGGATCTTCAATTTCAATCTCAATGACCGGTTCATCGGTCATCAGGGTGGGATCCATAGGGGACAGAGCGGGGTCAAAATTGGTTGCCATGACGTTCCTCAGTAATATTCAACACGGCGTCTAAGAAAGGTTTCTTCACCATCATCTTCATCTGAGGCAACAGAGATGAAACCACCCTGTCTAAACCTCATAAGAGCCTGAGAGGAGGAGTCCACGAGGTCATCATGGTCCCCGTTAGGAAAAGACGCCATTTCTTCCACAACTTCCTCTGCCCACCTTGTTTCTGGCCTCCATACCACCCCAGATGCAAACAGATCTGCGATGGAATTGACCCTGGCTATCTTGTCTTGACCCTTATACGGTGTGTATTCCGACAAAGGGATGCCAATCTTCCTCAACTCATAGATCAAGGGCGATCCTGCTGCCCTCTTTTCCACAATCAAGGTGTCAGGGTTCCAGTATTTCCACAGATCATAAGCCTTTGCCTTCAAATCTGGAAACTCCATGCGCTCTTTGAAAGCATCGAGCAAGATAATGTTTGGCTTGTACTGCCCTTTTTCATTCTCTTTGCGGAAAACACCCCAGGTTGTGCAGGCTGAGAAGTCAGCACGGTTGTGTTTTTCAAAGGCGGTGTCCCAGGATTGGATGATGTACTCGCAATCAGGAGGATCTTCACTCTCCCAAATCTTCCACTGGTCCCTTTTGACAATCGCACCCTCTTCTGAGGTGGGATTTTGCTGATACTGAGCCTCCCACTTACCCACAGGGATCTCAGCTTTGATGGCTTCAAGCTCAGTTTTCTTCCAGAATCCAGGCCACAGAGGGTTTCCTGAAGGAAGAATTGCGGGAAACTCAATCACTTCCCAATCATCAGTGCCATCTCTAGAAGAGTTCTTTAGGATCTGCCCTGTTAAATCTCTCTTAGACCAGCGCGTGTTGTGGCTTACAACCCCGTTTGCAATGAAGTTTTCAGTGCGGTCAATCTCAACATCAAAGACTTCTTCTTGCCCATCAGGTGTGATGCTGATTATTGGATCGACTGTGAAGTCGGAGATACGCTGAAGCTCGTTCAAGAACATCTGGCGTTTTTCCGTATCCAACTGCAAGGTTGCAATCGTTGCAGAGGAGTCCGCGCACCGCTCCAGTGGCGTGATCATGGTCGATACAGAGCTTTCCTCCCCAGTGGGCGCGGGTGTTTTGCCCAGAAGGTTGTTTGCCGCAGACATCACAGCAATTGTTGCGCTCTTCAACCATTTGATTGAATTGTTCCAGCGTGATCCCGTAGCGGTGTTTAATTCGTCTTGCTCTGTTTTTTTCTGGAGTTGACTTTGGACGTGTGTATTGCTTTCTGTAGCAGGCGACACAAAGCCCTTTACAGGAGACTGGCTCTCCGCATTCGCACAAGACGCCAACCCATCTGCCATGACTTCCAATTGGCTTGCGTAGAGTATCTGGGTTTTTGCGGTGGTATGACTCCCTCGCTGCACAAGCTCCGCACATTCCCGGTTTTGTTTTTGCTCTTGATGGTCGGCTGCACCCTTCAACGATACAAGATCGTCCCCCACCATCAATTGATTGAGTCGCGTCCATTCCATTACTCCTTTATTCATTACAAGAAACGGGTGTCTCTCGTTTGCACGGAGTATTCTGCCAGATTTTGTTTGTATCCGATATATGGAATCAACACCACTTGACTGCCAATTGTTGACTTTGGAAGTTGTCAATCTTCCTTCTTCAAAGGTGGCAACCAAATCTCCTGGTCGGATTTGAACCAAAGGCTTTTCTGTCCCATCGGCCATCAAAACCGGCGTATCGCCGGTCATGCACATCACAATGATGATGGCACCCCCAGGCTGTAGACGCTGGCGGGGACCAGATGTGTACCACTCATACACATTGTCATAGACCGCTGGGTTACCTTGTTTAGCTTCCTGCTCAGAATGAGGGTCATCAATAACAAGGATGTCAGCACCCTTACCCGTTACAGCACCACCCACGCCGATAGCGAAGTAATCCCCACCCTGCTCGGTGTTCCAACGCCCCGCTGCCTTCGAATCCGAAGAAAGCTTTGTCTGGAAAACCTTCTGATAAAACTCAGACTGGACAAGGTTCCTCACCTTACGCCCAAAGCCGACGGCCAGTTCTGCTGTGTGGGCAGTCTGAATAATCTTCTTCTGAGGGAAACGGCCAAGGAACCACGCCGGAAGCAGGTAAGAAGCAAACTCTGACTTTGTGTGCCGGGGAGGCATATTAATGATCAACCTCTTCAACTCCCCCCTAGCAACCCTCTCAAAAGCATCTGCCATGATCTTGTGATGCTGCCCCGAAATAAACACAGGCCACATCTGCTGAACAAAGAACAAGAAAGATTCCTTGCACCTCTCAACCTTATCAAGATCTAAAAGCTGAAAGATCTTCTTCCTCTGCTCCGGGGAAGCAGAGTTAACCATCCCAAGATAGCGTCCAAGCTCCTGCTGAGATAGAAGACTCATAAAGAACTAATCTCCTTGACAGACCGATCCGCAACCTTAACACCGTGAAACTTGCGAGGACGCACAACCAAATGCCCCTCCTCCTCAAGCCTCTTCACCACCCTGTGCATGTTCGATCTCGACTTCATCCCCAAAGCCTTAGCCATCACCTCATAAGAAGGCGATAAACCATGCAGACGGTGGTAAGCCTTGATAAACCTCAAAACACCTTCCCACCTCTGAGTCATCTTAGCCTTTGGCCTTGGCATCCATCACCCTCAAAGATTCAATGATCTCTAACATCCATCGCACCGCTGCGTATGCCTCTTCCCT